TATAGTAAACAAACTAAAGAAGATTTAGATGATAGAGTATTTGGTTGTATTTGGGCTTTGTTTATTTTAAATCCTAGTATAGTTCAAAATTATTTTCAAATAATTGATATGGATGATCAGGGAAGACCTAAAGAAATGGTTTCTTTGTATGATAATAAAGATTTATTAAAACAAAGTCCATTATTGGTGGGTGGTTCTGGGTTGTTTCGAAGAAATAGGGTAATTAATACTATGCCAGTGATGATTAATCCTACTCCTCAAAACGAGCAAGATAACGAAGCTCGTCAATTATGGAATTGGTTGCATACAGTCGCATATGATGATCGAAATATAGATCCCTACAAACCAGCGGAGCCAGAATTTATGACTGCAGATGCCTTGGAAGGAATGTATAAAGAAGACTATAAACCAATTATATTATTTTAATATGGAACAATCAATTTTAAATAGATCAAGGTTAGATAAATTTAGTTTAATTATGGATCTTCCTCTCATTCTTAAAAGAGAATCAGATCCAGTTATTAAAAACAAGCAAAATCCAGACACAGTACAGTTTACGGTATTTGGTTCTCCGGTTCCAGCTATTAAAATACCTACTATAAATTTGGCATATGGTGGACAAAATGTAAGTGTTTCATCTCATTCCAGACCAGCTTATCCAGATTTAAATTTAAAATTTTTAATTGATAACGGTTATATGAATTATTGGATTTTGTGGAAATGGTTAAACCATTTCAATAATTCTTTTGATGGAACCACAGATGTAATTTTACAACGCAGAGTAGATTTAACCAAAGACGTATCTGTTCATGGAGTGGTTGGTAATACTTTTTTTGATTTTACTACGAATATAAATTTATTGGCTTTAGATGAATATAATAATCCTATTGCTTCTTTTAAATATGCAGACGCCTATATTAGTTCTTTAAGTGAATTGAATTTTTCACACCAAGATGAATCTATTATTTCCTGTACGGCTACTTTTGCTTACAGCCAATTTCATGTTGAATTGTTAGCTAATGTAGGAGAAAACACCCAATATTATGGCGTTTAGTGTAAATCAAAACGGAATATCCTTTGGAAACGATTTGGAACAAACAAAATCTGTATACCAAATCGGCGCAGATTATTTCTGGATAGAAATATGGATGTATAGTTATGATGTAGGCAAACCCCCTTATCAATTACCATTTGCAGCTGTAGAACAATTAGTCATAGAAGAGACATTATATGACTGGAATGTTACTGGATATATCACAATAGAAAATTGGAATGAGATTATAGAAAGAGGTGTTTATGCTTCCAGACCCACACCTAAAAATCCTCAAGGTTATATTTCCTCACCAACCTTGCCTGGTTTTTTAAATTTTAGAACAGATGGGAGAAATTTAATCAGTTTTAAAATATATCCTTATGTTACGGACAATAAAAATAACCCCTCTTCTACTTTGGATGCAGAAAATTGGGTTATGTCTCTCGATTGTAGCATATATGATATTCAAGACACTTCAAAAGATAACTTTAAAAAGTTAAGAACCTTTTATTTCAAAGATATAAGACATCAAATTTTTTCAGAAAGACGACTACAGTGGAGTACTGGAAATATAGCCAGTAAAATAAAAGAGAAGCAAGGCACACCATTAGATTTGAGTATGGCTTATGATTCAGAAAAAAGTCTACCGGCCGGAGTGATTTTAAAACATTTTATATCAAATATTAATTGTGGTTCTTTAGAGGTTATGTCAGAAACTCCTTTAAAAATGGCTTATGATTCTGAGGGTTCTATAAATAAACCGAATGTATCTATTTTGGATATTGATCCGTTATATTGGGATGATGGAGATCCTACAAATAAAATTTTATACAACTCCCCAGCTGGTTCTACTGTATTAGATGATATAAATTATATTTTAAAATATGCAACATCATCAGATACTAATAATCCATCTCCTTTAATTTTGCGAGTAGGAAATAGAGGAATGGCCGAAGGAATGTTAAGATCCAATCAAGAGTATAAAGGAAAATTGAATAAAAAATGGACCTTGACTCCCTTAGCAGATTTATTTAAACATTCCCAATCTTTACAAAAAGAAAGAATTATATTGAGAGATTTTGCCGCTTCTGATGCAGCTATTACTGTTGGAGAAAGAGCTTTTAGCCAGGCCGGTCCAGATGCAGATAATAATTTTAATTCACCCATTGCTTCTGTAGCTGACAACTATCAATTTGCTCCTATGGTTGCTATAGATGATTTAGAATTTGCCAATAGTCCGGTGGTTCAATTTAAGTTTGATCAGACCCAATATGAAATTAACTTTAACAACAATAAAGTTGCTGATGTAATTGGTAATGCAACTTTGATGGGCAAATCTGGATTATTTAATTTTTCAAAAAATAACAAAGAAGCTCAAATTTTATTAAACACTAATCAAACCAAACTTAGCGGGTTAAATACTCAATATAATTTTACCACACAATCTTTAGTTTCACCAAATTATACGGGTATGCAAATGTTAAAAAATCTTGTATATAAAAATCAAGCATTATATCTTCAAATACCGGGTTTAACTATGAGAAAACCTGGAAATTTTTTACACATATACAGACCTATACCAGAAAAAAATTCTTTTGATGATAGATTTTTCGGTCAATGGTTAACTGTTAAAGTAGTACATTTTTTTACAAAAAATTCTTATACTAATGATATAATTTGCACCAAAATAGATAGTTATAGTAAGATATATGAAGTTGGCAAAAATGATATAGCCCCTTAAATTATGGACAAAGAACAATTAAAAAAGCGACTAGAAGAAATAAAGTCTAGATTACCGGCTTGGAAGCCATCCTCCAACGGCACTCCGGGATTAGCTACTATGGCTCGTAATGTTTCAGACAGCATTATAAGAAATGTAGGAAGTGTGTTAGAGGGTAATAATTTAAAAGTTTCTGATACACAAAAGCAAAGCAGACTAAATATTTGTAATGAATGTTCTTTTTTTGATAAAGAACAACAAAGATGTAAAAAGTGTGGATGTTATATGGCTGCTAAAACTATGTTAACAGCTGAAAAATGTCCTATAGGAAAATGGTAAATATATGGCCTCTTGTAATTCTAGACAATATAACGAATCTAATATAGTTATTCATACACCGGAACAATTTAAAGTTGCCGATGAAGAAAAGTTATCTGGTTTGGATAATACAGAATTGGGATTATTGCGAAGCATTTTGGGTGGTACTAATGTCGGTAATGAATACTGCGCTGCTTTGCATATATTGAATAGGGGTTATAAAATTTTAGGAGATTCATTTGCTTTTGATGGGCATGAAATAGCGGTTGCAAATAAAGATTTTTACAATGAATTAATCAAACCAGGTGGACATCTAGACCATGCTGGTATACTGGCAAATGCTACAGCCAAGACCCCGGCTGGTAAATCAGGGCAATTAAAATATCCAGTTCCGGGTTTATTGGTTAGATTGATAGGGATGAGACAAAAAGACCCTATTAATGGTCCGCGGACTCACCTGCCTCCTAATTGTGATGCTATTCTGGCTGAATCGGGTTCTGAATGGGCTAATGCTATAGGAGATTGGGTAGAAAGTATTAATTCACATTCTTATTTGACCAATACAGCTATTGGTCAATTTGGTGGTATAACTGAAGCTGTACATTTTTTATCTAGTGCTGTTGGTAGTTTTAGACAAGCCATGTTAGATTTATATCAAGGTATGCAATTAGCTGCCTTACAAGCTCAACTTTTTTTAAATCATTGTATTGGTATACTAGAAGATTTTATAGTTAATAAATTTTTAAAATCTGGATCTAAAGCTTTGATTATGTTGACAGTGGTTTGTTTAATTCTTTCAGCTGTTCAAACTCTTATAGATGATATAGCTTTTTTTGGATCTTTGTTTGATGGGTCTGATAATCTTTACAGAATACTTAATATATTTCAAAACGTGGTTAATATAGGATCTGAAGTCATTAATGTAATTGAACACCCCATTACAGTGGGTGTGGCTCAATATGTGTTTCCTAAAGAAGCTCAAGCTTTGGCTAATTTTATTAATTCTATCGGTCAATTGCCAGAACAATTCATGGGATTTTTGATTCAAAGTTTTAGTTTTGGAGGCAAAGGAAGCAGTTCTGCTCTTGCTATTGCAAACGCAATTATTAAACATTATTGTTTGGGTTCTCAATTGGGTGAATTAGAACCAGTTATGGATAGTTTTGGAACTGCTGTGCCTTCTTCTAAGTGGAATAGATCTGGCACTCCTAGTTTTAAAGGTCCCATGTCTTTTTACCCAAAAAATGTTCCTTATGAATTGCTGAGTAAAGTTAATCCTAATTTGTTTGCTTTTGGAAAATTGCGACCTGACGGAACTCCAGAATTTACATTATCCGGTCTTAAAAATTCTTTTTCTTCTTTGGTAGACCCGGCTGGAAATTATTATTTTGGCAAGGCTGCATATGATTTAGGAGCAGCCGGTGATAACGCAAATCATTTTGTGAAGGCTTTGCGTACTAGTATGGTTTCTAAGGAGTATAAATAAAATGTCACCACAATACGGCAACCATATAGGAATCATAATAAATAGCTTAGACCCTGAGGGCAGAGGAAGGGTTCAAGTTTTTATTCCTCATTTATCAACTACTTTGTTTAATCAGTGGAATGTAAATGCTCAAGATATAAAATTAGATGCTCAAACTTTTCAAGAGTATGTTAAACAAGATAATCCTATAGGAAAATCTTTGAGAGAAAATTTACCATGGGCAGAAGCTGCAAGACCTTTATTAGGATCTGGTGGAACCACAATTGTAGGACGAAATGGAAAGACGGAACCTGCTGCAACTCCAACTCCATCGGACAGTCAACTAGCTAAAAATATTAAATTGGCAAATAAAAACCTCGGAGCACCATCCGGCGAACCAGTTAATGTTGAAACAATTTTTCCGTTGAAGGCTACTGGAGAATCTTTGAAGATGAAAACTGCCGTGAATGATAAAGAAGAACCCTTGGTTTATTATTATAATGGAAAAAACTATGTTAAAACGCCAATTTCTCAAGCAACGGCTGGTACCTTCAACCAGCCCATAAAAGGAGCAAAAACTGGGACTATAATAGGAACCATTACTTATCAAAAAATAGCAGGACCTGTAATAACCACAGATTATAATCAAACTCGAGATAAAATGATATCCCTTGCAACTTCAAATTGGAATTCTATAAGCACAGACTTGTTGGGAAACAATCGTAATGGAGGAAATAACGGCATAGATACACCAGAAAAATATGTTGATAAAGTAATAATTCCTATAGCAAAAGCAGAAACGGTAGATAGCGAAAATTTAGGATTTCAACCTGCGGTGCCATTTATAGAATCAAGCGGATATATCTCCTATGGTTTTGCGGGATTGACACCTGCAGAATCAGATGGTAGTTCCAAGGGGGATATCTCTAGATGGATAGACGGTGGCAAAGCTAATTTATTTGCTTCTTATGGTGTTGATAAATCTATGGATAACATTCAAGGTGTTACCGATCCAGACATAGGCCTACAGGCAATGATGGCTACAGTTCAGGCCAATTTACAGAAGTCTCCTACACAGTCTATATCAGATGCTCTTGATGGAGGAAGAACAGATGGACCAGGTTCTTTCGGGACAACGACTATAAACGCCTTAAAAGGATCTTTAAACGGCAATTCTTCTACGAAGAACATAGGTTCAAATACGAATGGAGTACCATTAGACTCCAAGGTGAGAACTGCTGGTCAAGTTTATACTGGCCCAGTACGTTCCGGACCAATAGATAAGTCAACTTTCGGAAAAGGTGCAAATTATCAATTACCTCAAGGTTCTAATTCAGTTCCTCAACCTGGTAATATGGTTTGGGTTTTCTTTTTAAATGGAGATTTACAAAAACCTGTATATTTTGCTTCTGTAACAGAAGCATATGCAAATGCAAGAGATCAGGTGGTGCCGGTAAGTCCTCCAGCCAGCGCTCCAGTTGTACCTAAACAACATGGCCTTGATGCTCCGGATGTTGTTTAGTTGCTTAAAAAACAAATTTTTCTAAATATAAAATATGGATATATCAGACAATGGATCTCGTAATGGAACTAATTCAGTAGTAATGCCTTCTGGTGGATTGCATTTTATTTCTAATGTAAGAAATTTATCTGGTATGCAAAGTGATAATTCTTATGTATCTTTGTATCAAAATGCTGGAGCTCAAATTGATTTAAATGCTCAAGGGTTTATTGCAATGAAAGCTCCTGGAGATATATCCATCAAACCCAACAAGAATCTTTTTATATCTACTCCAAATGCTTTAGTACAATACTCAGGAGGAGGTTCTTATAACACTATTGTCGGCAAAAATGTTATTACTATAGGAGAGCCAACAGCTGATGCTAAGAAAGCTGCAAAGGCTTTACAAGATTTAGCGAAAACCCTTCAAGAACAAATAATGGATGAAGCAATGGCTGTAGTGGATGAAATGGGTAAATGTCCTACTTGTGGACAAATGGCAGCTAAGGATGAAAAAAGTAAAATCATGGTTTATATTAATAGTTTGTGTAATGACTTGAAAGGTATACCCCATTTTCCACCGGATGGAGTGATTTTTGTTATCAAAACCATTACAAAATTTTTAGCTGGTTTGGTTAATTTTAAAAAAAATCAAGATCTTAATCCTAAAAAATCTTGTGGTCCAGGGTGTAAAAATCACATGATTGAAAGTTTGCGTTTAACTTTAAAGAAAATAGAAGATTCTTATGATATTAAAATAAGGCAGAATCAAGATATAGCCAATGATCATTTATCTAAATTGGCTCCATATTCTAATACAGTGGTTACTTCTACTAATAGCATGTCTATTTTTATTGGTCTAGCTAAGAATGAATCTAAAGTTTATTTTAAAAAGGGACATTCTACACATCCGACAAAACACGGACACAGTAAAAATGGTGGTGGTATAATGACCCTTTCTGACGGAAATTGTGAGAGGGCTATTTATTGTCCTCCGATACAACTAACTGATGCAAATTTTTACATGGATGTATGTGAAAAATTTACAGTAAATGCCGGAGCTCCTGGAATGGTTTTCAATACTAATGGTTTATATGAAGTAAAAGCTGCTGGTATTAATATATCTGCATCAGATGGAGAGGCGGTTTTTAAATCTAGTAATAAAACACTTATTGCCGGTAAAAATGTTAACATATTAGCGGATGATAAAAGTGGAGATACGAGTATTGTGTTGGATGCTGGTAACGTGCATATAACAAGATCTGCCTCAGTAGATGCTAATTTGTCTGTACGTGGAGCTATAACTTGTGAAGGTCCGGCGACGATTCCTTTTTTAAATTGTCCATCAATGGAATCAGCTGTAGAAACTTATCACAGTCAAATAGTCACTGGTGTGGAACGCGGAGCAGGTGGTTCAGTTGTTTTAAGAACTTCTAATTTAGCCAAAGATTCTCTTACAAAATATATTTTAGATCCGTTGTGGGGATTGATTCCTTCAAATTTGACATCGATATCGAAAGAAATGGAAGATGCTATAGAAAACGCCATTACAATTAATTGGGAGCCGGCAGGATTTACTTGGACTTTTGGGTACGGAGCTTGTTCTGTTGGAGGCGGTCCGGTTTGGACATATGGTTCTGTTTGGAACTTTTATCATAATCATATGACATTCAGTGATGAACACTCTGGAGCAGTTGCAGTTCCGTTGGGCAAATACTTTATGACCACAGAAGGTGCTATGCAGGCTAGTTATATAGGAGGCAAACAACCCGCGGTTGCTCCAGTATTAGGTTCTGGTCCAAGACCGGGTCCAGGAAGTTTACCCGGACCTTGTGGAGGTGGAGGATTGTTTACCAAACAAAGAGATGCAGAATTTGGTTTGGATCAATATGGAGATCCTTTTAATGGAGGTAATTTTGTGAATAGATACACAAACGATAACACTCCAGGTCAACCACCACCTGTAGATCCTAATTTTAGTATTTGGAAACATGGTGTTCTTACCACACCACTTTCCGGTGGTTTGTTGGACTGTTAATTTACCAATCGAACGTAATCTGGAATATTGGTGTTCAAGATTACTATAGCTCCAGGAATGTCCGGAATGCCTGGAGGAGTCCATCCTTCTACCGGTACAAGAGGAGTTTGAAGTTGTCCTGATACATAATCTTTTTGATCATAATAATATTTTCTTCCAGCATAGAAAGTCTTATACACATAAGTTTCCCAATGGCCTTTCGGTCTTGCTTTAAGTTTCCTTACACCTGTATTGTCATCATTATTAGGATCTTCTATATCTGGTATAGCTGGTCCATTTATTGTAATATCTATAGCATTTACCTCTTCTGTAGTAAATCCTCCTAGATCATCCCAATGCCATATTCGACCTTTCTGATCAAATTTTAGTCCAATAAGCATTATCTTTGGTTCGTCGAAAGAATACACAGTTGCTTCCCATTGTTCATCTATTTCCAAATATGGATTATAAGTTGAATTGAGATAATATTTTTTAAGAAATTTTACAAAAGCATCTGCATGTTTACGTAGAGCCGCATTTCTACTTTGATGAAAGAAATCTTTCATTTCTTGATAAGTAGGAGGTTGTTGTCTATAGTTTTGAATTGTTTGTGGTGATGCTTGTTTGATTGGATCTCCATTAGGTCCGCAAATATATACATCTTTAATTTGAGTACCACCAGCTGAATTAACTGCTACCCAAGCATCAATTTTAGGAAGAAATTCTTGGTACATTGCCTGTAACATAGCTCCTGTAGACCACCGAGGATTACCAGTTACACTAAAAGGTCCTAAATCTGGCATAAGAGCTCTTTTATCTGGAACATTTACTTTAATTATATCCTCTATATTAAAATTAGAATCTTGTAAATAAGGATTCAATCTTTTCAATAATTCATAATTAATTTGAGAATTTCCATTTTCTGCAATTCCTTGATCAAACACCTCTTTAGTAAACCCTTTGTCTGCCATGGGATACTCTATTTTAGCGTTAGCTCCGCCGTTTTTTTCTTGATGAATTTTTAAAGAATTTGTAACTTGATCTACATTACTAAAATCTGTTACTATTTTATTTCCGTTTTCATCTCTATTAAGAGTTCCTGGATAATAAGAAGCATCTGCTGGTGTTGGGTGTTCTGTATATTCCGTTGCACCGACTCCGCGTTTAGAATTTGCTTGTGGAGCACCCAATCCTTTATCCAAAGCCTCTGATGGAGGGGGTGGAATTTTTTTCTGTAAAAGTCCAGCAAAATCCATTATTCCTGCCCTCCTTCATCTTCATCGTCTTCTTCAAAATCCATAAAATTAGATTGTTGTTGTTGCATAAAGATATTTTTTTGAAATTCTGAAAGAGCGTCTCGATCTTTTGCTAACTCTGCATGCTGAATCAAAATTCGTTGGCCTTTGGTATTATAACCAAACAATACATAACTATCCAAATATTCTGTAATAAGAGATTTGAGCAAAAGATAGTCTCTTTCTTCTACTCTAAGTTCTGTATTATTTTCTTTAGACCACTTATCTAAAGCGTTTTTTAATTCCGAATCATTAATAGAATTAAAAATATTTGTTTTAATTTCTGATTCTATCATAGCGATAGTTTCTGGATCTAAAGCCGATAAAGAAGGCATTGCTACAGAAATATGCATTTTATTTTGAGTGCTTTGAGAAGGATTGACTTTTTTTGAATTTTTACGTGGGGTTGCCATAGGAAGAAGATTTGTTATTAATACCAAATTTGACCAAATATTCTATAATCACCTCTATAGAACTGGTCTTTATTTTAAATTTATCTGGTACAAATTGAGCGCCATCATAAATCTCAAAATAAGTTTCACCAAAAAAACTATGATTAGTATAACAGGTTACCATAACAGAAGATACTCCTGGATCTATAACACAGGTCCAGGATCTGGGATCTGTCTCACTATATTTATCAAATAATTTATCTACAATATATCCACAATCTCTTAGACGTTTAATGAAATAGCTGTAAGTGGTTATTTTATTTTTAGCCATAACAATAATTAACAACTAAAGCTATTTTACCAGTGCTGAAATAATGTATTTCAATTCTACACCATCTTCGTCTGAATTTTGAAATACAAATACTTTAAATTGATTGTTAATTTTGACCTTAATATCGGATCGGCTGTGTGCTAAATTTTTAAATACCTCCATGCTAACTGGAAGAGGATCTTCGATATCTTCTCCTACTAAATTATTACTAATTGTTAGGTTAATGTTGTCTACATTTTGTTGTGTTTTGTCATTAATTTCTGCAATTACTTTTCCATCCTGACTAGAGAAGTAAATCTTGGTCATGTCCGAAGCAAAAGCATAACCCATCATGATTTGCTTTAACTTGGAAGAAGAAATAGTAAATTCTGTATCAAATTTTAAAGATGCAATTTTATTCAAATTGACCGGAGCTTCTTTAACGATAGAATCATCTACTAAATGATATTTAAAATGACTCTTTTCTCCGGTCTCTGCATCAATGGTTTGACACTTAATAGAATTCTCATTCATCTCCATAGAAAATTCTCCATTATCACCTAAACATTCTAGTCCGGAAAGAAACTTTTTAATGCTAATAAGGTTAAGTCTCGTGTTTTGCTTTACAACAAACGGAAGCTTAGCTTTTGCGTAAAGAATCACGGTGTTATCTGGAGAAGAACATACTGAATATAAATTAGATTCTTCTGCCTTTAATACACAACTTTCTGTAAGTCGGTTAATAGGCTTGAGAATCTTTTCTAGATAACTTTTAGGAAGTAAAAGTAAGGACATATTTAAGAATTAGACTTTTCATTCAAGCTACAAAATACTTTACCCATCATACCTGAAATCTTAGTCAAATTGCCACTGATTCTTTCCATCAAACATTTGATAGCTTCAATATCTTCTTCCATTTTATTAGTGATCTGTGGTTTTAGAGGCTCTATTGGAACAGAAATTGTTGCTTGAGGAGCCGATAAATTCAGAGCTGGCAAAGAAGGAGTTAGAGTTACTTCAATGTTTTGTGGTTTTGAAAAGGTTGAAGTATCGGGTACTAAAGATTGTACCAAATCTTCTGATACATATCCCCGATTGGCTTGATCATTATAATTGGTTCTAGCAGCTCCACCATGTTTAAATGTATTGATGAAGGAGTTAACATCAATGCGATTAGCTGGCAGTGCTCCTCCACTTCGATCGGTAGATCTGTCTATATTATTCAGCATTCCACCAGTTAAAGCGGCTAACATAGCTGCTTCTTTGTCAAATTCTTTTTCTTGATTCATATTTTAATATTAAAAGTTTAAGTGTTTTTTGCAACTAGTTTAAACAAAAAATCCATATACTACTACTCACCATTATTAGGCTTTCATG